TGGTCAATCACCATCGCACCATTGATGATGCGGTTCCGCATGGCAAATCCACCAACAAATGCGCTAGTGTTTTGACTAGACCCATCATTAAAAGTTAAACCACTTGTACCATTTACCGTTACTGACATAGTGACTCCTTATATGCCCATTTCATTCCATATGCTGTTTTGGATTTACCAATACAACATTTGCTGATTGTTGTGCTATTACCATTATATTTTCTGGCGGCTTCTGAAACAGATGCAAATACTCTACCGTCACTTAAACAAACAACTGGTCGAGATGGTTTGCCAGCGGCTTCAGGACGCTTTCTACCAAACAAAGGACTGTCTTTACCTTTTGGTTTTGCAACACCCTTCATAGGGCTAGGTTTACCCCACATGGGATTGTCAGCACCTTTTTTTCCAACCCAAGGTCGTTTTTGACCTATACAAGTACTTGGCTTTCCAAACAAAGGATGTGCCTCACCAACTGGTGCGCCATCAAGACCATTCTCAGGTATTAAATTTGCCCATTCTGAATTTGTTCCAATTTGATGTTGTTCACAAAATTTTTGAGCGGCATCAAGGCAACGTTCTTTGTCAAAATAAACGCCAAGAGTTTCAACGGTAATGTCTTTACCATGTTTCTTCAAGTGACGTTTCCAATAAACACCGCTACCCTTGTAGTATTTGAGTTCATCTAATCTACTTGTTTTGCAGAAATAGCGAAGCCCTGTGACGTTATGCGTCATTACCAAAAGGGCTGTTGGTTGAAAATTAATCATAGCCAAAGCCAGTAGCCGCTGTATCCTGCGCTGACCCATCGTTAAAGACCAGTCCAGTTGTGCCGTTAAGTGTGACTGCCATGATTTATTCCTTTGGGTATTTAGCTTTGACTGCCAAGCAATCAGCGATGTACTTGTCAATCTGCGCTTGGTTGCCTTTGACTACACCATCAAGGTAGTCTGTGATGGAAGGGTATTCAGCTATGCGTTTGGCTTTGTATGCGTTGGCATCAATGTAGGCTTGCACAACAGCCTCGTCATAAGCGACAGGGTTGCCGTTAGCGTCAAAAGCATCATTGCCACGAACAGTAACAACATTTAAGTGCGTTGCAAAAATTGCATTTATTTTGTTCATGCCGCAATCTCCATAAGGGTAATCGTTGATGTGCAATTATCGTAATTTGCATATACATTAACACCAGCAAAACCTTTAATTTGTGTTTTGTAAGTTACTGATGAAGTTGTTGCAGGAGAATCCAAATAAGTAGAACCAGAACCACCAAACACATTAACTACTGATGAGCCTGTATATCCAGCACCCAATTCAAATTGAACTATTTGTGTTGAATTTCTTAAAATATTTAATGCCACTCGTTGACTTGAATCACCTGCGTTTTTTCCTACGCCTGTTTGTTCAACAAAAATTAAAATTTTGCTTGTTGCGCTTGTGGGTGTAATTGATGCACTTAATCCTGTATCTACATAAGATGTGGATGTTGTTGATAATTGAGTTGAGTAAGTGGCATTTACCACTTGCAACACAGTACCTGCGCTTTTTGTTGAAAGCAATGTGCCTGTGTTTGTCGGCAACGTCAGCGTGTAGTCGGTGTTTGTATTAGGTGCGGCAATTGTCAGCGTACCTGTGCCGCTGGCATTGCCTGAGACTTTTACTAAACTCATGGTGTACCTTTCAATGCCGCTACATCGGCTTGTAATTGTGTGATGAGGGCTTGTTGTTCTTGGATTGCGGCGGTCAATGTGGCAACCAAGAAGCTGGTGTCAACACCTTGATATTTAGGATTGCCATCAGAATCAACAGCATCTTTATTTCCAACTACACAATCAGGAATAATTTCTTGCAACTCATGGGCTATAAATCCCTGTCCACTTGTGCCATCTGATTTCCATTTATATGTGCATGGCTTGAGTGCTTGCACTTTACTTAACGCTCCTGACATTGGGACAACATTTTCTTTTAAACGATAGTCAGAAACAGATGTATATGAAACTGTTGTTGTTCCTGTATGTGCAATATATCCAGCCAAGTTACCAGCGGAATTTACAAAACCCTCAAAATACATTGTTCCGCTAAAAACATCAGAATTTTGAACAACAATACCAACCTTTGTTGATAATGGAGCTACAGACAAAACTTTTGAATTTTGTACAACACTTGTACCACCCACCAGCACGTTACCGCTGGAGTCGATACGCATACGTTCAGAACTGCCATTTGTTCTGAAGATTAAGCCGCCTCCAGTAAGCCTTGCATCTAGATAAGCGTTTGTTCCATCAGAAGTAAGCTGCCCTTCTGGAGCGGCTGCTGTTCCAAATGCCGATGTTCCTGCCACAAAAAACTTTGCAGATGCGGGATTTCCTGTAGTACCTACCAGCACATTACCGCTGGAGTCGATACGCATACGTTCAGTGCCACCAGTAGACACGCCAACAGTGTCAGCGGCGGGGTAAAACACACCTGTGTTGGTATCTGCACCTTGAACAGCAGGCGTTGCAGCAGAGCCATCTACTCCAGCTATCCCAGTTGTTCCATTGATTGTGATTGCCATGATTTATCCTTAGAGAACAACCCAGTTGCTACCACTGGGAATAGTTACTGTGATGCCTGAGTTGATGGTGATTGGCCCTGTACTCATAGCGTTTTTGCTTGTAGAGATGGTGTAGTTTGTTGTGACTGTTTGACCGTTCTCAATGAAAATGTCATCAGAGCCACCACCTGTTGCACCGCCACCCACTGAAGACCATGCAGTGCCGTTATACCCTTCAAACTTTGCAAGGGTGCTGTTGAACCGCAAATAACCAGCACTAGGTGCGCCATCTCTTTGACCAGTTGTACCCGCTGGCATATAGGCAGAACCAGTTGATGATGATTGCTGAACAAACCCAGCGCCAGATACATAAGCCGCCACCCAAGCAGACCCTGTATACAAGCGCATCTCTTGGGCAGTCGTATTGAAATACAAAGCGCCAGCTATTAACGCATTTCCATCATTATCTACAGTTGGGTTACTAGATTTAGCTCCAAGGTATCTGTCATCAAAGTTGTCATATGCGGCTAAGGCTGAGTCTCTTGCTGATTCTGCCGCAGTCTGAGCAGTCTGAGCAGCAGTCGCACTGTTGCTTGCATTAGTAGCTTGAGTACTGGCTGTGCTGGCTGATGATGACGCATTACTTTCTGATGTTGCTGCCGCTGATGCAGAAGCCGCTGCCGCTGCCGCACTTGCTGCTGCCGCTTGTGCATTGATTACCAAATCCCATTTGGCAACATCTGCATTGCTGGATATTGGAGTAGTACCAGAAGATGTATGAGCAGTATTACAGCGATACACATTACTGTTGCTTGAATCTTTTACTAGATCACGCACTGAATAAGCTGTACCAGTCGCCCAGTTACCACGCCAGTTACCAATATCTTCTCCAATGGTTGGGTTTCCTATGCTATCAAAAGCTAAAAACTTATTGGCACGACTTGTCTTGCTTGGCAAGATCATGTTAATGTCTGTCGGATCAGTCACAGGCGCTTTGAGTCCACGCTCTGCTTTTTCATCAGTCTGCTGGCTGAAGATAACCAAGCTGTCAAACTCATCATTCAGCGAGTTGGCAAACAAGTCGCCACCAGTAACAAAGTCTGTAGCTCTTGCAATTGCTCGGTCGCCAACCAGAGTGATGTTGTTACCTGCTGTTGCCGCAACCACAAGTGTCACTGAACCAGTGCCATTGGCATTGATCGTCACAGTGTAATCAGTTGTCAATGTCAACAATGTGCTGTCTTTGTATACAGCAATGTCAGTGTTTGCCAGAATCTCAAAGCTGAAGCTGTATGGCCCTACTCCAGCAGAGCCAGTGTATACAACACGCCTTGTTACATCAGATATCGGGTATGCCATTATTTAGCTCCTTTGCCAAATTTTTGAATTTTTTCAGCTTTGTCAGCAATGCGTTCTTGTATTTGATCTTTATATTTGCTTTCGGTAGCTAGGTATTGTTTAGAAATTGCAAATACATCACTGATTGTTTTGCTTATCATGTCTTGATAAACAACTTGTGGAGTATTTTTATTCAAAGCCTGGTCTTCTCTAATCGACTGCACAGTTGCTTTTATTTTATCTTCTAAGCCAAATTTTTCATTGCCAATACGAAGCATTTCATTGTACTCTTCAGTTGTTAATTTTGTGTTTGTAGAAAAACCAGTCTTTTGATCTACCATACTAAGCTGTCTTGAAGGCATACTGATGTTGGCATTTAACTGAATCAACGCCTGATCAGTCTCAGACAGCTTGCCTTTCTTCATACGCAAAGGTGACCATGTGTACTCATGTGGGACTACTTCTGCATAAAGATTTAACAGCGGTGGCAAATCATCAGACAACCCAGGTGTCTGAGATCTCCATTTGTTTAAAGCTTCCATCAAACCTTTTAAGCCAGCAGGCAAATTTGGGTCTGCTTTGTAGTCTCTGCGAAGAGGATCAACCTTTTCTTCGGCACTAGTTATAAAACCAGACAAAGGTTGAATTGATTTAAGAGCAGTTGTTGTGCCAATCTCAGCAAGACCATTAATTATTTGCACCATGTGCTCACGACTATTAGGAACATTACCACCAATAAGAGTGGCAATGTTGCTTACGCCAGTAAGAAATGGATGCTCTAACATATAGTTGGCAACACCAAATACCATTCCTCCAGCATAAGCATTTATGCGACTATCATCATCTTCATACCTAGCATAGTCAACATAGTCAGCAGCAATACCCATCAAAGCGCCAACAGGTTCCATACCTTGATAGCTTAAAAATACTTTACCTGAGTAATCCCCTGAACCATATTTAACGCTGCCAGGGAATTTTGAAAACTCTTGGCGCATATCTTCTGTGATGTTGCTGATATCAAACACAAAACTATATGCTTGCCAGCCTTGACGTTCCATGGTTTGCCGTGTGCCTTTGTCGCCAGGGCCAGATCCTGTAATAACTCCATTTACCGCCATTTGACTAAAACCATACATAGCCGTAGTGCCAAGCCCAACCTTGGTCATTGCCATATCTGCTTCTTTGCCGCCTTGTTTCATGGCAGACCAGAAAGAACTGGTAAATGGAGCCAATGGTGTACGAGCTACAGCTTCACCTATCACGTTGACAGGTGTAGAAATAAATGGCATCTGAGTGCGTAAAGCAAATCCAGTTGCGGTATTAGGTGTCAAAGCTTGTTGCAAATTGCCAGCAACGCCTTCAAGCTTTTGAGTAAATGTTCCAACCTCTGCCAAACCAGCAATGTATTCTGGAGGTTCTAGCAAGAATTTATCAATGGCATCAGACTTAGCTTTGAGCGCATCGTCAACAGTACCGCCAGCTTTTAATACATCATCAAATGTTTTGATGCCATGGCGTGTTGTTTCAGCAGCCAATTCGTAGGTATAGTTAATGCCTTTAAAAAATTCATCTGCTGACATCAATGACCGACCAGGCAATGTTGTCACAAAATTCATTGCTTTAACACCAGTAGAAAGCAATGATCCATCTGCCTTGTAATTGAACAACTCCAAGCGGGACTGTTGTCTAGCAATCTTAGTTGGGTCATTCCAGCCTTTTGGCACACCATTGACAAATGCATGAGACATCAATTCCCAACCGTTACGAATAGCTGTAAATGTTGAATTTGTTATGGCTGGAACTTCCATCAAAGAATACGCATCTTTTCCTTCAAGACCAATACCTTGGCGCACTGTGCCAATGGTTGCAGCAACACCACGTTCTGCCAAACGATATGGCAAAAATATAGTATTGCTTAAAGCATTTTTTATTTGTGTGCCAGGGCGAGACAAAATGCCATTGACATAAACGGTAAACATTTTTTCCCAAGGATTACCTTGGGCCATGCTCTTGATGAGATCTGCTTTGCCTTGTGGAGTCTTTACATCCAAATAGGCTTGAGCAAACTTCACAATATCAGTCTCATTGCCAAAGTTCTCAATGATGCTGGAAATGTCAACAGCACCATCTCTTGGCATACGCATAACTGCCAAAGACTGAGCAACATTGGTCTGGTAACCTTTGACGCTTTGCTGAAGCAGATTGTGAAAGTGAATGGTTTGAGCCATCTCTGCCAACTCGGTTGGAGTAGCAGATCCA